CTCCGGCAGCGGAAGGCCTTCACCATACGACATGCCGTTTGACTGCCCTGCCAGAACCACAACAAAGTAATACTCCGGGTCGCTGGTGGCGCTGATTACTGTGCCTTCTCCATCCGACGGCTTCACCACCACAGGTGTGGTGACATCACCTTCCGCCGCAATGGCCTGCATCAGGGTATAAGGCGTGATGGCGACAGGGCTGCCAAATGGCTGCCACCCCTCCTTCAGTTTTTGAGTCAGTCGCTCCGCAAGGTCTGACGGCGACGCCGCCCTGACCACATCGTAGTGTTTAAATGCCATGAATCCTCCCGGCCGGGATAATGTTGTGAGTCAGATAAGGGGCGGGCTGAAGTCCGGAAGTTACAGGACAATGACAGAAGGAAGACTACAGCCCGCAATACGAAAAAGGCCGCGCAGTTGCGCAGAGTGATTACTGTCGGGTATTATTCGCCAGCTGAAAAATTGATTACTTCACGTTTTGTTGTTTATTCCTTGCTGCCCGCGTCTCCCGGCGCGGGCTTTTTTTGCATGTAAAAAGGCTCCTGCGATGAGGAGCCTGGATATATGCCTAATCTCTGTATACAGCATGATGCCGGGTGCCTCCCGGTGAATTCTGCAATGACCAGACAGAATCCGCAACTTGCCTATACAATACGCAACCAAACATCTGTCATTATGCCCCTCCGCTCAGGGGGATTCATCATGCAGGATTTTTTTAACAAATGCTCAGCCAGACAGGCAACCGTCAACTGACTGAATTGTGAGTGATTTAACATTTCACTGCCCGGTGCCTTCCCCTCATTAAAAAGCCCCTCCGGAGAGGGGCTAAAGCCGCGTATCTGTATCATCATGCGCATGGTGCCGGGTGCCTCCCGGTGAGTTCAGTATCAGCACCTGAACCCGCACAGAAAGGATAAGGGATATAACCAACCACCTGTCGCTGATATGCCCCTCCGCACAGGGGGATTCACCATGCCTGTTCCTTTTAACAAACGCCCCGCAAAACAGACAACTGTCAACCGTCTGAATTGTGAGACATTTAAAATTTTCGGGGCGTAACTGATACCCGGTTAATTCTGCAATATCATCCGTTCTGACTGACTAAATCCTGAACTTCCCTGACAGTCTGCTCAAAACGTTCAGTCTCCAGCTCAACGCCAGTTGCACGACGTCCCAGCGCCATCGCTGCTTTGACTGTCGAACCCGACCCATGAAGAAATCTGCAACCAGGTCACCCGGACGACTGCTCGCGCTGATTATCTGCTGCAGCATTTCTGCTGGTTTTTCGCACGGATGTTTCCCGGGATAGTACTGCACCGGTTTATGCGTCCACACATCGGTGTACGGCACCTGCGCCGTCACGCCAAAATACCGCCGCAGATGCTTATATTCACTCTGCAGTTCCGCATACTGCCGATTCAGTTCACTGTATGTGCTGACCAGTTGGTGATGTGGCTTTTCCAGTTCTCCGCGCTGATGCTTCTCTTCTGCCACCCGGGCAAACAGCGCCTGTAATTTCAGATAATCGCTTTCGTCCGGTAGCTGCCACTGGCTGGCACTGAACCAGTGCGACACCATGTTTTTCTTTCCTGTGGCATCAGCAATCTGTTTTGCCGTTATCCCCAGGGCAGCACGTGCATCACGAAAGTAAGAAATCAGCGGGGCCATCACATGCTGTTTCAGTGCCCTGCCCTTCGCCTCATACCTGGCATCTTTCGGGCGATACGGCCCTGATAATGTTCCGCGAACAGAATGCGCTCTGTGGCGGGGAAATACGCCCGCAGGCTTTCCTTGTTGCACCCGTTCCAGCGTCCGGACGGCTTCGCCCAGATAATATGGTTCAGCACACTGAAGCGTTCACGCATCATGATTTCAATGTCAGACGCCAGGCGATGACCACAGAACAGGTAAAGACTTCCGGCAGGTTTCAGCACCCGCCAGAACTGCGCAAGACACTGGTCCAGCCATTTCAGGTAATCCTCATCCCCCGTCCACTGGTTATCCCAGCCCTCGGGCTTCACTTTAAAGTATGGCGGGTCTGTGACTATCAGATCGACAGAGTTTTCCGGTAAGGTCTGGATAAATTCCAGGCAATCAGCGTTGATTAGCTCACAACTGGATATTTTTACAGTATTAGCCATAGATCAATAAGCACTTCTCTGATAGGCTCATTCTGCTTTTGCGCAAAGCAGTGGGCCTGAGGTTTGCTTGTGATCCGGACGCATGAGCAGATGGCTGGTGAGTGCCCCTAACACCCACCAGCCGCCCATTTACCACAAATAAAAAAGCCTTCAGGACTGAAGGCGTCTGTAACAACCGAACTGATAGTCTGCCAGACCCGCCATAACAAGCTGGGTCAGTATTAACTGACAGCGTTCGCGTGAAAGGTAAGTATTCTGCGCAATCTCCCCGACTGTCGCCGGTTCGGTGACGCTTAATTCATTAAACACTGCCCTGGCGGTTTCTGTCATATCCTGCTGTTTCAGCATGTCTTTTCCCCTTTTCCGGTTAACGTGACACACCAATAACTCTTGTCGAAAAAGCCAGCAAGCTGAAAGAACGGTATTAATAACCACCAGCGAATTTATTGCGCTGCTGTATATTACGGACACAAAAAAACCACCTTCCGGTGGCTTCCTTGTGCGAAAAAACTTGCGTTTCGCCTCGCGATACAGCCTTGCGAAGCTTATACGGATTGAAGCAGTTTATTGATCAGTTTGCAACATTTTTTTCTCTGTAACAAAAGCCATACGCATGGGGGCATGTAACATAAATTCAGATATCCCCAACCACTGATCAATTCGGCGTCTGCACGTAACCAACGTCCACTCAGGATGATCTGCATTTAACCTTTCGGCCATTTTCAGTTTGCTCATTCCTCGTCCTTCGTACCTTTGCCGGAGAATATTGATTAGCCCGGGATATTCCCCAAGCACCTCACTGATAACGCGATCAATAATCAACGCCTCTGTGTCTGTACAATGTGACAACCAGCTCTTCTGCTTCCCTCTGGTCATATCCCGAAAAAATGCCTCAAGTTCCGGTTTATCCAGCCCAGATTTCTTCATTCTGCGTAAAACTTCATTAACTGCTGTTTTCGTCAGCTTTTTCGAAACCAGTAACCGGTTAAACATATTTCCGGATTTACCCCCACCGATATACGACCACCGCCCCCACATCCGTAATTTCCCCTGGATCCAGACTGCTTCCAGCGTGTTCAGGCGTAAATGTTCGCCGCTTTTGCCTGTAATTTCCGGATATATCATATTTACGCTCACTCACTCTCAATTTTGTAAATCTTCACACCCAGCCGACCACCAAGAACAAGCTGACCACGTACAATATTGATTTCATCAAACTGCTCGTCATCAATGAGCACTCCCGCATGCGTCAGCGCATCCAGCGGTGCTTTCAGAATGTTGTCCAGGTCACGACGACGCTTATCCGGTGGCTCTGCAATAATTTTTATTGCCAGCCGTCCGGACAGGCTTAATTTCAGCCGCTGCTGGCGAACAATAAGCGCCACTGCCCGGCGATAGCGCTTTCCCTCCTCCGATATAAAATATGTGCTGCCACGGCGTCGCCAGTAAGTGTTCACCGTCGGCGGGTAAGGCAAAACAAATTCTATGCGCTCGGTCATTTATGCTTTCCACTTCAGAACACCCGAATTTCTCGCGTGCATTAAAAAACGAATCAGCAACAACAGCTGACTGCCGTGTTTCTCTTCAAAATCTTTTACCCCGGCGTGTAGTTCGTTATGGCATTTACGGCATAACGGAATAACAAACAAATCGTCAGCCTTTGTTCCCATACCTCCCAGTCCATGACCAATGATGTGATGCGGATCATCTGCCTGATTGCCACACGTCATGCATTTCTGCGTTTTTACCCAGCGCGTGTATACAGGCATCTCTTCCCGTTGTGGTTTCTGGCGCTGGAGGTACTGAGCCGGAGACTCCGGATCAACGGCGATGCTTACTAACGTCTTTTCCTGGGGGGGATTTTGTTGCTGGTGGACGTGAAGTGGCAGCGCAATATTTTTTGTGCGCTGCTTCAGTATGCTGGTGGCGGCCTGCTCTCCCGGTACGATGTCGCTCTCACGGTATACGGAGCGGATTTTTTCCGCTGGTAATCCCAGCGAACGACGCACTACTGCCTCAGGTAGTGCATCCACCACCTGATTGCAGACCGCCCACCAGGATAATTCGGCCAGCGATAACTCCCTCTCCTGCGTACTGCTTATTGCGTGACGGATGACGTCAATCATCCAGGCAACCAGATTCTGCTGAGCAAGTTGATCGAGTGATTCTGATGTCTGGTCGCGCAGCTGGTTGTCACAGTGCCAGCACAACACCATCGCGCCGGTACCGTAACGGTGAATGACGGTTTCGCTGTGATGATAATCACCGTGTGGCCACTGGCAGGATTTCACGTGACGTAATAACCAGTCAGACAGTGCACCTGCACCACCTGCTGCACGAATAACCCGCTCATCGCTGAAAAATGGCAGTAATGTTTTATCCTCTGCCAGCGGCTGGCGAACGGCAGGAACGACTCCGGACGGCAGACCGCGCATGTTTTTCGGTTCCGGTTCCACCAATATTCTGCCGTTATGGAATGCTGACATTGATTCACGGCCCGGCTTAAGGAGCACCATCCCGAGTTCCGGTACCAGAACAGGTCGAAGTAATACCCGCACGTTACCTCCAGATGCGCTGCTGGAATGTGCGGGACGGACGCGGTGGGCGTTCGGAATAAGGGAGCCTGACGGAGATTATCCAGTGACGACGATCGAAGCTGAGATCTTTCTGAAACTCGTAACCACGTCTGCGGTAGCACTGGATCAGCCATTCGGCCTGTTCTTCAGTGCATGGGTCATGCTGGAACCAGTCAGATTTGAATGCATGAGAACGCCGCCCGTGCCTGCTGGCAGGGGCGGTGGAGTTATCCGAATTGTGTAATTTGGTATCTTGCGCCATCGGTTGTCTCTGCTGGCGCAGCAGGTGCCAGTTGTTCAGGCTGGCGTGCGGCAATATTGTCTCTGATTTCTGTTGTCGTCAACAGGCAGCGTGCTATCATCGAATAGTGTTCTATCCTACTCCGTGAGGTTTACCATGCGTACAACCCAACAATTCAGCATTACATTAACTAACGAGATGGCTGACATGGTGCGCGCCCGTGTGGCTTCCGGTGCCTATGCTTCAGAAAGCGAGGTCATTCGTGAAGGGCTTCGCGCACTGAATGAGCGCGATAAAGCAATCGAAGCGTGGTTAACGCATTCAGCCGCCCCCTCTCTTGATTCTATCCGCGAAAACCCAAACAACGGACGCTCCATTTCACAGGTTCGCGCCGCGATTCGATCCGGGAAGTAATCTGCATGACATATGAAGTCATCATTACTCCTGAGGCCGAACAACAAATAATCAACCTGCACAGATATATAACGGAGAAAGCAGGGAACGTCATTGCTGACAATTATGCCAATGCGCTTCTTGATTATCTTGATGGGTTTTCTACATTCCCGCATCGGGGCAATAAACGCGATGATATTCGCCAGGGGATGCGGGTAACTCATTTCCGCCACAGAACGATTATTGCTTTTGCCGTTGATGGCAGAAAAGTCTTTATTGTCGGTATCTATCATGGTGGGCAAAGTTATGAAACCGATTTCTTATAAACTTTTACCCACATCATTCCGGTGTTAGAATAAACCGTCTGCCCCTCTCTTACTGCGGATTCGTAGGCTATATAAATCAAAGATCCCGGCTCATGTTTGTGGCGGGATCTTTTTTCGGCGATTTATCCCCAGCGGCAAATCGAATACACCACCAGCGCCACCGCCATTGCAATACCAACATTTGAGAAGGCCTCAGGCCAGCTCATTGGCGCACCTCCTTCGGCGGTTCTGGTAGCGGCATCCAGTGTGATGGTATCCACGACGCACCAGGTACTACCCACCCATCATTAGCGTCAGGATGCCCCGGGATGTAAGTCGCCCATTTCATTCGCCAGTCACCTTTCCTGTCAAACTCCCTGGCAACAAGAACGGCTGTTTTGGTATCCGGCATTCGCTCACTACAGCTTATCCAACCATCCGGAGTTACCGGCACTGGCTTGGCGGTATAAAGCGGTGTTATATCTGCCCGAAAATTACATGCTTTATGCAGCCGCACCCACCGTTCGACTTCTGCTTTGTCAGAATACATACCAGTGAACGTGTTATATTCACGGTCAATTTGCGTGAATGTTACCTTCCACGCCACCGGCTCTGCTTCCAGAGATGCCAGTGCGATACGCAGGGAAGCCAGGATATTCCCCTGGTAATCATCAAGCCCGAAAGGAAGCTCATCACGAACGCTTTCATAATCGTTGATAGCCTGCTGCAGCCATTCTCTTGTGATAGTGCTCATGATTCCTCTCCTTTACCGGCTGCGGCGGCGATACGAAAAAGTTTAATGTCGCCGCTGTCTGAGTTCTGCTTACTCCAGATAAGTGACGTTTCTCGCCCGCGCTCGTTGATATGCATGAGATTTCTTTCGTCTGTAAAGCATGCAGGGATGAAAGCTACAGGGAGTGGATAGAGGGCAACTGCATCATCACCCCATTGCTCAACTGCATATTTCTCATCGGTTGTGAACCTCAACATGAATGATGTGACGTTAGCATTCCTCATCCATGCAACTGGCTTAACGTCCCGCGCCTGCAGCTCAGCAATCCGCTTCTCTGCTGCTTCCAGCTCAACACGCAGCTTCCCTACCGTTAGCGCAATATCCTCGTTCTCCTAGTCGCGGCGTTTGATGTATTGCTGGTTTCTTTCCCGTTCATCCAGCAGCGCCAGCACGGTAGCTGGATTGGCTGCGGCGATGAATTCAGCATTGGCCTGCTGTTCCATTTGGAAATCTTCATCGAAACCGCTTTCAGGATGCGCTCCTTCAATTCTGCAAATGGGAATATATCCAGCAACTTCACGATGAATTAGCGCATCATCACCATCAAATCGTCCCTCTCCATATTCGAGCGACCACTCGCCACACGTTGCTTTTTCTGCCTTAGCACGCAATGCCTGATAGTCAATCTTGCTCACTGGTTGCCTCCTTTGCGAAGCTCAGCGGCGAAGGCTACTGCGTGATCATGATGTTCAAGTGTGTATGCACACTCCGCAAACATCTCCACGCCCTGCGCTCGTACTTCAGCCAGGAAAGCATCGGTGGCAGGCATATTTCCTGTTGCTTTCATGGCCTCCAAGATAACCAGAACGCCATCTCGCCCAACCTCCTCAGCGATAACCTCGGTGTTGTCGCCAACAACATCGCAGAATGCCTGAACTGCTTTACGAGCAAGTGCATTCTCCGCCGCCAGCGCCACAAGATTAGCTTCCAGCTCTGCAATACGTTTGCTTTGGGCTTCCCGTTCATCCAGCAGTGCCTGTACTACTTCAGGGTTGAAAGCTGCAATAAATTCTGCGTTGTTCTCTGCATTTTTCTGGTCATCAAAGCCAGGCCATTTGATAATGTCTCCGCAACGTTCATCCCCCGGCGTATGCACCGCATATGTATCAGTGCCCGGCGAAATGAATGCGACCCATTCGCCCTGGGTTGCCAGTTTTGCTATCTCACGTAGCGTCTGATAATTAATTTTTCTCACTGGTTGCCTCCTGGAAAATAACCGCATGTCCCAGTTTCTCCGCCAGTGCCAGTTCTGCCTTAGCGCCTGCCGACCGCTGCCAGCCTTTCAGCATGTAAATCGCATCCACGCAGCGTATCATCGCCATGCAAATATCCATGTAGTGTGGCTGTGTCAGTCCGTCCGGAAGTACTGCCGGGTTTAAAACGGTATGCCCTTCCCGTTTCAGTGCTTCTTCCGCCCTGTGAAACGCCTCACGGTTGAAATTTTCATATCCCGTCATCGGACCGGCGATATAAATTCTCACCCTCACGCCTGAACCCTCCTGTCGAAATAAACGTAGTTATTCACTGCGCCCAACTTCATCCCAAACTTTTCGGCAATTTCCCGTCGGGGTACGCCACGCTGATGCAGTTGCCGCGCCAGCTCAATATCACGCTGTGAACATTTGGCTGACTGGTGATAATCACCCCGTAACATCATGCAGATACCCAGTTCCCGCGCTTTCGTCCTGACGGCAGCCCCACTACGGCCAATCAGACTGCCGATGCTTTCGACTGTCATCGTTCCCGCACACTGCCGGAGTATCATAATTTCCGCCCAGCGCCACTTCTTCCAGCCACTCACCGCAGCAGCTCTCTGGTGGCGGTAATATCCCGGAGAATATCCCTGTGTTTGTTCAGTTCCCGCAGCGCGGCACAGACTCGCTCCCACTTCTGAACATCACTTTTCGCCCTGCGCAGCGCCAGGTTTGCCCTGCACAGGGACAGAAAAATCAGCTCATCTGCTTGCGTTTCGGTAAACGATGGCAACGACTGCACAATGTCCGCCACTGTTTCTGTTTTAATATCTTCCTGTGTTGCAGATTCCTGTACTGGTAACGCAACACCTGCTGGCTGAGGAAAGGCCTTACCATCATTTTCCGTTACCGGCACGGCTTTCGGCTCTGCTGGTAAATTATCGCCCGGCATGCAGTAACGAAATTTACCGTTCTGATTTACGCGTGCCAGGCGTCCCGTTGCGGTTACCACCGCCAACGTGGAAGCAACCTTGCGAATGCTAACACCGAACTTATCCGCCAGTTCCTCACACGTTTTAGCCCCCTCCTGACCGATAAACTCAATCATCATGTCTGCGGTAACTTTTTGTTCGACCTCCCCGGTCAGCACATCCGGTACTTCAGACTGTTCTGGCTGCTCTTCGGTTACCCCGGATTCACCTTCGCCAGCCAGAAACCAGATGTGACCCGCTTTATCAACAACGCCATTTCTTTTGAGTTCCCACAGTTCGTTGAGAACCTCTTCACGACTGATATCAAGCCGCTCAGCCAGTCCAACAGAGCTGGCTTTTCCCATTGCTTTCAGTGCGTCAAAAACGGTTTCCATTAAAATTTCCTCCTACAAAATCGCTTCTCAGATTCAAATAAAACCAGCTGCCTTCCGGCGTTCGTATTCCTGTTTCAGCCATTCAATTGGCGTTGGCCCTTGCGGGTG